ACGGCACCGTGAAGATGAAGGCCCGGAAGTATATCGCCAAGTCCGCCGAGGCACGCGAAGCCGAGGTGGTTGATGTTGTGGCGGCTACGCTGAAAGAAAGGCTGGGGCTCTAAGGAGGTATGTTCCCTGAACGCATCCAACCTCATCGACCTGCTGCTCGAAAACGAGCGGCTTGTTTCGTTGCTGGCGACAGACCCCTACGGCAACCCGGCCCTGTATCAGATATTGTCCCCAGAGGCTGAGGTATTCCCCCGCGTCGCCCTATTCGAAAACGACCGCGAGTATACCCGGTATGCCGACGACACGCCCATCGAGGAGCGCGTCGAGTTTCGCATCGACCTATACGCCCGCGAAAACATCCTTCACACCCTGAATACCGCCCTGCATGAGGCCATGCGGCAGCTTGGCTTCCGCCGCGCCGGGCAAGCGGAGGACGGATACATAGACACAATGGATATTTATGTGAAGTCCGTGACCTATGAGATCAACGAACAACTCCCCCTGCCGTGGGAGTAAAGGAGGTACAGTATGCCCCAGAGACAATCCCTGCGCAACCTGCACTACGCGGCCCTGTCCAAGGATACAGCGGACAGTCTCGCTTACGAAAAGCCCCAACCCCTTGTCGGGGCCATCAGCGCCAAGATAAGCCCTACGAGCAACCAGGAAAAACTGTGGGCGGACGACGGCGTGTTCGATATCGCGTCCACCCTGGGGGACATCGCCCTGGAAATCGAGCTCGCTACCCTGCCGATCAAGGCCCAGGCTGTTTTGTTGGGCCACACTTACGAAAATGGCGTCATGACCATGAAGGATACCGACGAGCCGCCCTATCTGGCTATCGGTTTCATGTCCCAACCCCAGCCGGGCCGCTTCCGGTTCGTATGGCTCTACAAGGGCAAGTTTGCCCTTGTACAGGATGAATACGCCACTGCCACCGATTCCGCCGCGTGGCGTAACGCCAAGCTCACCGGAACCTTCGTCAAGCGCGAGCATGACGGCATGTGGCAGGTCATCGCCGACAGCAGCGACGAGGGATTCACCGGCGCTGACCACTGGTTCAAGGCTGTGTATCCCCTTGAACCCGAAGCCGAGGAGTCCGAACCGGAGGAAAACCCGTAATACAACCGCAAGGAGGAATCCCCCATGGCCCTTCGTGACGTGAAACCCATCGCCGTATCCCTGACACTGGACAAGCCCCGCACCCTCAAATTCGATCTGAACGCTTTTGCCGAACTGGAAGAAATCTACGGCAGCATGGAGCAGGCGTTCGCCGCCATGCAGTCCGGCAGCATGAAGGCTGCCCGCACCCTGCTCTGGGCCGGGCTCTTGCATGAGGATGAAAACCTCACGCCCCGCCAGGTCGGGGCCCTGGTCACGCTGGACAATATGGAGCCTGTCATGGACGCCATCTCCACCGCCCTCCTGGACGCCATGCCCGCCAGCGAGGAAGCCCCTGAAACGGAGGCCATACCCGCCGACCCTCACTAAAGGCACTGTGGGATTCTTTTTCTGCCGCCGCGTCGCCCGCGCCTGGGGAAAGCCTGGACTGGGTGACGCTGTATTACATCGGCACGGTGATCCTGCGGATGCCTGACCCTGTTTTCTGGCGCTGCACCTTGCGCAAGGTGCAAGCGCTTTTTTCTTGTCATTGCAAAATGACGCAAAATAGCGCCCCGCGTATCACGTAGGCGAGAATGGAGGTGAACCCGTGGCCCGTGAACTCGGCGACCTTATTGTCCGCCTGTCCCTGGATACCGCCAAATTCGACGACGGCCTCAAACGGCTGGAAACCTCCATGGCCAAGGTACAGGCGTCTTTCCGTTCCTCCACCACGGGGCTCACTGACTTTGACAAGGTCGTCGGCAAACTCCAGACCTCGGCCTCCACCCTCACAGAGCGGTTGTCCCTGCAAAAGGACAAGGTCGCACAGCTTGAAAAAGCCTATGCGGAATCCAAACGCACCAAGGGTGAGGATGCCGAGGAAACACAAAAGCTGGCCCAACGGCTGGAGGAAGCCCGCGGCAAGCTCGACCAGACCCAAACCGCGCTAAAGAACGTCAACGATCAGATCAAGCTCAATCAGAACGGCTGGTATCAGCTTGGCGTGAACTTGGAGAATGTCGGCGCCAAGCTCGAATCCGTTGGCAAAAAAATGACCTCCATCGGCACAAAGCTCTCCAAGACCGTCACCGCGCCTATCGTTGCCCTGGGTACACTGGCGGTAAAAGCGGGGATCGACTTTGAATCAGCCTTCGCGGGCGTCCGTAAGACAGTCGAGGCGTCCGAGGAAGATTACCGCCAACTCTCCGACGCCATCAAGGAAATGTCAGAGCGTATCCCCGCCACCACCACGGAGTTGTCGGGCATCATGGAGCTTGCCGGTCAGCTTGGGGTGCGCGGCACGGATTACCTCACGAAATTCACTGAAACCATCGCCGCCCTGGGTGTGTCCACCAACCTGACACGCGAAGACGCCGCTACGATGCTCGCACAGTTTGCCAACATCACCAACATGGACTTGGGGAACATCGACAAGCTGGGTTCCGTCATCGTCGCCCTGGGGAACAACTTCGCCACCACGGAAAACGACATCGTCCGCATGGCCCAGCGGCTGGCCGCCGCCGGTTCCCAGCTTGGCATGTCCGAATCACAGATCATGGCCTTTGCCACCGCCCTCTCCAGCGTCGGCATCGAGGCCGAGGCGGGCGGCAGCGCGTTCAGCAAGCTCATGATGAACATGAAGGTCGCTGCCGATACAGGCATCCGGGGCAAGGAGGTCATCGACCAGACCGGCATGAGCCTTCGCGATCTCCAACTGTTGGCCGACCAGGACGGCAAGGCGTTCAAGGCCCTGGCTACCGAACTCGGCCTAACATCCGGGGAGCTAAGGGGTTTCATGGGCGCGGCGTCCGACATGGATAACTTCGCCAAGGTCATGGGCATGACGGCGGAGCAATTCGCCAAGGCTTACGGTGAGGACGCTGCCGGGGCCATCATGATTTTCCTTGAAGGGCTGGGCAGGATCGACGCGGAAGGCGGCTCGGCCATCGTCACCCTGGATGAGATGGGCGTCAACGAACTGCGCCTGCGCGACGCCATCCTGCGTGCCGCCGGTGCGACGGAGCTTTTCAGCAGCGCTCAGGAAATGGCGAACGTCGCGTGGGAGGAAAACACGGCCCTGACGAACGAGGCCGGCCAGCGGTACGCAACCACGGAAAGCCAGCTTCAAATGCTAAAAAACTCCGCCAGTAACCTCGCCGCGGAGTTTGGCGAGGTCATGATGCCAACCCTACTCAAGGTGGTCGAAGCCTTGCGCGGCCTGATCGACTGGCTCAAAGGGCTCTCCGACGAGCAGAAGGAAACCATCGTGAAGGTTGCCGCCGTGGCCGCCGCTGTCGGGCCCGTGCTCGTGGTCATCGGCAAGGTGGTATCCTCCGTCGGCGCGCTCATGAAAATCCTCGCGCCCCTGGCAAAGCTCCTCGGCGGCGCGAAAGCGGCCACCGGCGCGCTCGGCGCGGCCATGACCGTTTTAACCGGCCCGGTGGGTATCGTCATCGCTATCATCGCCGGGCTCGTCGCTATTTTCGTGACCCTGTACAAGACGAACGAGGAGTTCCGGGCTAAGGTACAGGCAATATGGGCGCAAATCTGCGCGGTATTTGAAAGCGTCAAGGCCGCGTTCGAGCGCACTTTTCAGCGGCTAAAGGAAAGCATGGAACCGGTCAAGGAAGCCCTCGGGAAGCTGTGGAGTACCGTACAGGATGTGTTCCTCAAAATCTGGAACCTGATCGAACCCATTGTCATTGCCATCGGCGCGGCCCTGGGCGGACTTGTCACCGTCGTGGTAGGCGTGGCGAACGGTATCCTGAACGCCCTGGGGCCCCTGCTGCAAGCTCTGATCGCGGGCGTGGATTTCGTGCTGAACATCATCGGCGCGGTCATCGCCCTGCTGAAAGGCGACTTCGCCGGGGCGTGGGAATCCATCAAGGCGGCCATCGGTTCGTTCGGCGAATTCTTCATCAATATTTTCAGGGCAATCGGGA